TTGAACTGTCCAAAACTTGATGCGGCAATATTTTTGACATGCACCCAAATTGCGCCAAACATGCTTTCAATCACACGTGCACCATCTATAAAAGGTCTTAGTTTGTCAAGCGTTTCGTTCCAGCCGTACTTAAACTCTTTCCACCATGAAGCCATTCTTTCAAACATCCCAGTAACTGTTCCAAGGTTTTCGTTAATCAAGTTAACCGAGAGGTCTGTAAGTTTTTGAACCATACTTACAAGACCATCAAGCATTGATGTCATGCCAAATCTTTGTGTACTTCCTGAAATTTTTGCAAACCCACGACTGAGAATATTAAAAATCTCAAACATTGATTTCTTGATTGGCTCTAGAAGTGGTTGACCCATATCTCCAAATTGAACTTTGAGAAGATTAAAGTATCCTTTAAGTTTGCTAATCAAAGTTCCAGATACTGCTTCAAACTGGCCTTCAAGACCGGCAGCCTTTGCAAGTTCACCAGACGTAATTGCTGCCTCAAGAGATTTTTTATTGTTAATTTTTAAGTCTTTGAATGCTTTGTCAACTGCTTTTTTGTCTGGGAACAACTGCTGTGCCGAAGTCTTCGCTTCAGAGAATGATTTCTTTGAATCTTGAAGAAGCGCAATCAAGTCTGCTGCTTTTTTAATTCCTTCTTCAATCGGTTGACCTGCTGAAGCGAAGTCCATAAGTCCTTTAAGAAGACCTTGGCTTTTTCCTGTGAAGGTTGAAGTCTTTGAGATAGTTGCAAAAGCAGCATTTAAGTTCTCCACACCAACAGAAGCAAGGTCAACGTCAGCATGAAGGCCACGCATTACTTGTCTTGTCTGATTAAGGCTGGAACCGAACTGACCCTTGCTGGTCGTTTTGTATGCGAACATTGCCGCTTGCTGTTCACGTATTGCAGCCGACGCAGCAGCCGCAGCAGCCACCACAGCGGCCATACCAGCAGCAAGTGGACCCAAGGTTGACTTCATGAGTTTCATGGCTCCATTACCCAGCAGGAAAGCAGCATGAACACCTAGCATTGCAGCGCCCATGGCTGCCATTTCTATAGTTGCACCCTTTAGTGAAAGACTCAAACCTTTTAATCCGATAGTTCCAACCATCTTGATTGCTTTGTCAAATTGGTCAAACGAGCGTTTCCATTTAACAAGGGTTTTGGTAACACTACCCCCAGCACCCCCAGCACCCCCAGCACCCCCAGTGCTTGATGCAAAACCAGAACCAATTTTATTGATTCTTCTCTCAAGTTTGTCAACAGAACGCTCAACGCTCTTGATTTGTGCTTTAGCCCTAGCGGCACCGTCTACATCAATCTGTAGTTCAATTTTCGCTTCGGCCATGGGCTACTCCAGAATTACATGAGCGACCAAAGGTTTTTACGCTTTTTGCGCTTTTTGTTGTTCTTCGCGGTCGTTAGAAACCACTTTAGCACAAGCAAGGCGTATCAGCCATTCATCATCGCTACAATCAAGGAGTCTTACGGGGTCTGTTCCAAACAGTTCACCTAATCGCGCAGCAGAGACGATTAGGGGGTCATTTACTAACTCCCCGAAGACTCCGTCGTAGGGTCCGAGGTGTCAATTGTATCCGAGTAACCGGAAGCGTCAAGAATCGCCAGAGCAGCGGCTTCAAGGTGAGGGTCCACACCAAAGAATGCGCGAACCGCTTCTGGGATTGGTCTAGTCGTATCTGTCATCGCAAGAATGTCGGCTGCCGCAAAGTTCATTGTGTAGCCATTCTCGTCATAAACTTCTTCGCCGTCAAAAACAATACCTACTGTGGTGCTTCCGATTACGTAGCAGGAGAACTTGATTGAGTCCATTCCGGCCTTGCTGTCTTCTCCGGAGTTCTTACGCCACTGACGCAATTGATGTTGCGTAATATTTGGACTAATTCGCAAAGAAACACCTGGACGTTCTGGGACGTCAAGACGAACGACTGGTCGTTCAACCTTCTTCTGAATTACTTCTTTAAGGCGGGCAAGAACATTTGGTTCTTCAACTTTTGGAATTGATGGAGTCTTTGGCTCAGCCTTTTTTGGTGAATCAGGCTCTGAATAAAGGGAGTTGTTTTCTGTCATAACAGCACATTAGCACAACATCACATGAGTGATGCAACTAGGCTGTAAAACGTTTATTTAATTTTTAGACAACGCCTTGAACAGCGAATGTAAGAGCAAACGTTGCTGGAGCACCGGATGATGAGTCACCATCTGGTTCAGTCATTCCAACAAGAAGGCACTTTGAATAGGTACGGTCAAGACCCTGAACAACAATGTCGCAATCGTAAGTTGTGACGGTAATGTCGTAGTACACGCGACCAATGAGTGGTCTCAGTGCCTTAATCTTGGCTGCAATACCGGTTTGAGTATCTGATTCCACTCTGTCGTCGTCGTAGTGAGCAGTGAGCGTGATGTCACCAATCTCTGCTGGCGCGCAAAGAACTTCGGGAAACTTTGCTCCACCTGGGTAGATTTTCTCAACTGATGCCGTAATTTCGCCACCTGAAACCTGCGCAAATCTAAACCCTGTCCATTTTGGCGAAGTTGCGCCAATTGGTGAAATTTCTGCGAGGATTTGCCTCTGTGATACTTTAGCCATCGCTTACTCCTAATTATACCGTAACAGTTGATGTTAGATTTGATTTGATAATTGTAACTTCAATCTTGTCACCGATTGGCGAAACTCGTACACCGAGTTGCGCTTTGACTGTGCCTCCTGCAAGTTGTGCAGTCGTATTGATTGAACTGTCGCACTTGACCGAGTAACCAGGGTCAATAAGTTTTCCGTTGGCGTCAACGGCTTCGTAAAGAGCACCGATAGCCTTCATTCTTTCGCAGATTCCGGTCAGTCTTCCTTCAATTGAGGAGAACAAACCACCGCGACCATCAACAACAGCGAAGATTAGGTCTTCCATTGAAGCGTTAGCCTCAGAGACAACGCTGTTGACTGTGTCTTGAGTTGTGATGAATCTAAAGTTGTCTGTGTCTAGTGAGAGAGAACGCGCTCCGTAGACTCTTACCGTGTTGGCAATAATTCTAATTGCGTTTACGTAGTCTGTATCAAGCGAATCTCCAAGAGTTCTATCGACGTCAACTTCAACACCACTAACAAAACGAGCAGCAGAGATGAGACCAGCGTATGGCTGATGAGGGCCAGTCTGGTTGTGTGCAAGTGCACGCTTTCCAGCAGCGTAACCATCTGGTGGAATCAATCTTGTTACACCAGCAACGTCCGTTGGAACGTATACCCACGGGTAGTAGAGAGCGGCATGCTCGGAACCAGTTTCAGCAGCGAGCGAAGTTGCTGCTGCAGTAATTCCAGTTGCTGCTTCTGCGAGGTGGCAGATTGCAATTCTGTTGTATGTATTTGCGTGAGCAATAAGGTCTGCGTTGATTGCGTGTGTTTCTGGGCAGGAAACTGCACCAGGTCCAAAAGAATCGTTGAACAACTCAAGAGCAGCAGAAAATGCAGTAAAGGTAGTGTCAACCGTGTTTTCGGTTCTGTCATCAGCACCGTCAGTGAATGTTCCGGCACCAAATGCTGTTGCTGCACTTGCTTCTGGCATTCCGTCTGTCAACTTTACAGCCGTCATGTACTTTGAAGCAATTGCACTGCTATTAATTGCATTAACAAGAGCAGCGGTTGTCGTCTTGAGTCCTGTTGCGTAAACAAGTTCGTCGTTGTAATACAACTTAATGTTCTTGCTTGAGGAACTGGCAACGACCTCAATATCCATGTCATGTGCCCAGTCGCCAGGGCCATTTGCCGTAAGTCGGATACAGTTGGCACCACCAACGCCACCTACGTTAAGAAGTACTTGTGCCGAAGTTGCGCCAGGTCCTACGACTCTTGCGATGTAGCACTGCGTGCCACCTTCTTCAAAGAAAGTTTGAACGGTTGGGTGAAGGTATGCGTATGTTACATATCCACCAAATGTTTCTTCAAACTCTGCGAGACTTGTTACAAGAACTGCTTCATCGGAAGGACCACGCTGAGCAAGCCCAACAAAAAACGCTTGCGACGAAGCGCGCACCGTCGTACTTGTAGGACCTGTTCTAACTGCTGTGGTAATTGTTACGCCTGGCAT